GCCCGCAACCGCTCCACTTCCTGTATCGGGTTCGTGCCCAGGAAGACAGAAAACTTAATGGGCAGGTTGATTGTTTCCGGGTCAGGCCCCAGAAATTCCAGAAGATCCGGCATCATGTGCCGATCGTGTGTGGCGTAGCTTGCGCCCACGTCCCATTGCAGTTTTTCAAACGTCCTTATTGTGTTGCTGGATACGACAAAGGACAGCGAACCAAAACCGCCCAGCTTCCCCACGTTTTACACCTCCCCTACAACGTACCCGTCCCCGCTCCCGTCCGGGCGCATGATGCACAGCACCCACGCCCCCGGTTTCGGGTTCCAGTCCATTACATAGGCTTCATGCTGGTGTGGGCAATGGTCACACGCTATTTTTACCAGATCGTCTTCCTGATCCGGCGGCTGCTTGTTCGGCGCAATGTGGCGGGGCCGGGCAATAAATTTCAGTTCCGAACTTTTCAGCCCGTTTTTGTCCTCGAACTTTACGCGTCCCTTCCGTGTTACCGCGTCAAAAGACTGCACCACGCCGATCCTGATTATCCGTTTCAGCGCGTCCAGTATATCTTTGTCCATTTGCAGGGAAGCGCCGTTTTGTCCCGCCATCAATACCCCTCCAATATCTGCACTAATTCAATGTCGGTGGTATATCCGCCCAATAGCTTGTGTTTGGCGCTCTTTACCCGGTATTTCCGATCAAAGGACTGGAAGCCCCGCAGTTGAACCACCACGCCCGCCACAAGTTGCACGTCCCCCACCATAGAAAAACTTGCCGTTATTTCCCCTTCGTTCTTTTCCCGCAAGCGCTTCTTTGCAATGCGCATGGCTTCCGCCGTGTCTGCAACCTTTTCGTTTATTTCCAGCACTTGCCCCGTTCCCGCGCTGCTGTCCGGCGTGAACGTGTATTCTATCGTTTCTTTCTTTTCGGAATCGGAATAGCTTACATGACAGCTTGTGTATGCCGTATCCTTCATGTTCGTGGACAGCCGGAAAGAAAGAATATCGCTGCTTCCGTAAGTAATGGTTTTAATGGGCGGTTTCCCGTCATAGTCCTGCTTGTCAAAGATAACCACGGCTAATTCCGTGATTTTCAGCGCTTTTCCTTCCGCGTGGCAAAGCGTCTGTAAAAAGCGTATGTCCGATTGCTGCACCTGTTCTTTTTTCGCATACTTTGGATTGTCAGCGCACAAATACATAAGTTGCAGGCCAGCTTCCCCGGCGATCTGTCCGGCGATTGCCTGCAAGGTTGTGTTTTCCCAGTTCCTACATTTCTTCTGCATCCGTAGCGTGGACGTGTACGGAATGGAAGTTCCGCTTAATGTGGTCTTCATCGGCGGCCCCGCAAGGCTGGCGCTGTCGATCTCAAACGTGCCGCAGTTCAGCACGCCGCAACGCCCGGTTCCGTTCCAGTCCAGTTGCGCAAGCGCCACCTGCACCATTTTAACGGACGTGGCCGCCGGGCCGCTCCCTGCGCCGCTCCCGCCGCCGCTGGCTGCGTTTCCCGCTCCGCCCCATGTATCCATATCCCCCGCCGCCTGGGCGGCCTGTACGGCTTCTGTAGGCGTTGCTGTGACCTGTCCCCCGGTTGTGATCTTCAACACTTGCCCAGGGTAAATTAAATCCGGGTTTTTGATCCCGTTTTCCTGCACGATCTGTTCATACTTCGCCGCGCTGCCCAGATACCTTGCCGCTATGCCGGAAAGAGTATCCCCGCGCTGCACGATATAGTCAATGGTTTCCGTTGGTGTTATTTCCTGCTGTACCAGCTTCCCCGTTTCCGGCGGCGCGATCGTGGCCTTTACTTCCAGCCATTGACTGTTCCCGCTGTTTACGGCGTTGTCATAGGATAATTGAAAATCGTCCGCCGCGTCTTCTTCGTTGTCCGTGTAGGCTGCGGACAAAAGGCGGTTTGTCAGGTCTTCCGGCAACGCCCCGCCGATCGCCACAACGCGCAATTCAACCCGCCGCGCAATGCTCATTCAAGAATCCCCCTTTTCCACGGCGGTAACTGCATATCCACGGGATCTTCCGCCGCCGGGATGGTCAAAACCACCCCGGCGGGGAAGATAACAACAGCGGCATGATCGGCGTTCGCCTTAATCAGCTGATCCGTGTATAAGACGCTCCCCATTTGCTCATAGGCGATTTTGTCCCACATATCGCCTTGTATGGTTCTGTATGTCTTACTCATAAACCGCCCTTCTTTCGTCTTCCGCGTCCTGCCGCTGCATTTCTCGGATTTCCCGGATCAATTTCTGGTTGTTCGCTTCCAGCTTTTGATCCAGATCGTCCGGCTTGTCCCCCTGCACTATGATCGTGGGGGAATTGTTTACGGTCAAATTCTGCGTACCGCCGCCGCGCCCTGGGTTCCGTGTCACTTCCGGCGCGGTCTTCACTTCTGCCACAGGGTTCCCCCCGTAGCCGCCCACCTGCACCGCCGCTGGCGCGGCCTGCACCGCTGCGGCGGCCCGGTTGCTTGTTTCCAGGATCTTTTGCGTCCGCTCCGCCGTGTATACGGTCATGCCTGGGGCGTTCGTTACCAGTTCCGGCCCCTTTTCGCCCGCTATGAAGGTGCTGGGCGTGTTGGTTGTGCCCCGTGCGAACGTGGGCAGTTGCGGGATATTCACGCCCTTTCCGCCGACAACGGGAACCCAATCTGGGATCTTGATGCTGTTAAGCCCCGCAATAGCGCCGTTGATAATTCCGATTATGTTGTTGATAACGCCCTTTACAATGCTTGTCAGGGCATCCCACGCGCCGGAAAATACGCTTTTTATCCCCTCCCAGGCTTGCCCCCAGTTGCCGGAAAAAACGCCCGTGATAAACTGGATCAGGCCGGAAAGAACCGTTGCAAGGCCGTTCACTATGCCGCCTATGGTGTTGAACACGTTCTGGAAGATCGCCAGTATAGACGGCAAGACAGCTTGAACCGTTGTGAAAATCTGCTGTAAAATCGGCTGTATTATGTTCCAAATTGTGGTAAAAACGGACTGAACCACGGGTAAAACGGCTGAAAGCACCGCCGTAATTGTGGTTGCCAGGAATTGAACGCCGCTTACGATCGCCGGAAGCACGGTTGAAACAATAAAGCTGAAAATCTGCTGGACTACGGGCAAAACGTTTGTTTGAACGAACGTTATGATCTCGCTGATAACAGGCATGATCCCGGCTACGAATCCGCCGATAACCGGAATAATTCCCGCTATGAAATTCGCTATGGACTGCACGATCTGCATGATAACCGGGGCCGCCTGCTGTATGCCGCCGACAATTCCCGGTATCACATCGGACACGATCACGCCCAGCACTTGTTCCGCCACTGGTACAACGTGTTCCGTAATAAAGCCTATCAGGCTCCCGATCGCGCTTCCTACGGTCTGGGCGGCCCTTATGAAGCCGTCAAAAACCGCTGTTCCCTTCGCACCGAAAATGCTTTCTATCTTCTGGCGGGCCGCGTCCATGTTGCCGCCGGAAAATACGTTCTTGATCGCGTCCCCAGCCGCCGTTACAGCCGCAACGATCTTGTCAAAGATTTCAAGGCCCTTGTCCCCGAAAATCCGGCCTACCGCTTCCCGTACCTTGTCAAAGTTCTTCCGTAGAAGCTGCACAACGGTAATAACCGCCGTGACAACCCCCACCACGGGAAGGATTTTTCCGGCTATGCCGCCCAGCGGCCCCAGCAGGGTTGATCCCAGCTTTCCCAGCGGCCCCATGGCTGTTTTCAGCGCGTTTCCAACCGGGCCTATCAAAGTCCCCAGTTTCCCAAACGCACCGCTTACAACGCGCCCTATGGTTCCCAGCGGGCTTCTTGCGATAACGCCGGACAGGCCGGACAGCACGCCGCCCAGCTGCCCACCCAGCGCCCTAAACGGCGCAAGGATCAGGGGAACGGCCCGGCTTCCAACGCCGGACAGCGGCCCCAGAAGTCTTCCTGCCAGGCTTTGCGCCCCAGCTGTGAATATGCTACCAACCCGCGTAAAAAGGCCGCCTGCGGCCCTCGCAAGCGGGTTGTTTGTCAGGATATTGCCCAGCGCGGAAGTAACGCCCCCCAGGGCGCTTCCCACATTTCCGAAATAGGTTAATACCCCTTTCCCGGCAAGTTTCAGCCGCCCGGCAAGTCCTATGCTGCCCGCCTTCGCGGTCAGGAATCCGCCGCGTAGTACCTCCAGAACCGTTTGTACTTTGTTTACTCCCAGGCTTATTTCCTGGAAGCCCAGCTTTAGGCCCAATCCGCCCAGCTTCAGCGCGGCCAGCGCTCCAACCACCTTCATGACGGTTTGCACCAACTGCGGGTTTGCCTGGGCAAAGTCTGCAACCTTTTGTACTACTCCCGCTAATTTGTCCGCTGCGGTTTCCACGTAAGGCAAGAATGTATTTCCCAGCACCAACCCAAGGTTTGATACCGCAGTTTTGGCCCGTTGCATTTTTGATTCTGCGTTGTCCGTTGCTGTTGCGAACGCGGTTGCCGCCGCCCCGGACGCGTCATACATTTGCGCCGTTTTGCTTGCGAAATTGTCCGCTTGTTCTCCCGCTAACGCCAGAACCGCTGTTTGCGCTTCAACTGAACTGAACAGTTTTGCAAATGCTAACTGATCTCCGCCCACGCTTTCCTGTAATGCGGTAAGCGCACCCTGTAGGCCCTTGCTTTCCAGCAAAGCCTGCCCGTTTGCATATCCCAGCTTTTGCAGGGATTTTTGCATATTTGAAGACGGGGACAAAAAGCCTTGCATGGCTGCTTTTAGCTGTGTCGATACTTCCGCAGTATTGCCCGTTACACCCGTAAGTGTTGCCATTACGCCGAACAAATCTTCCTGCTTTACAGCCAGCGTTGATGCAAGCGGAATAACCTTCCCCATGGAAGCCGCAAGCTCCGGGAATGACGTTTGCCCCAGTTTCACGGTTTGAAACGCCCAATCAGCCACTTTTTGCTGTGCTTCCGCCGATGTATCGCCGTAGCCTTTTGTAACCGCCGAAAGAAGGTTGATCGCGTCTGTT